TGTACTCGAAGCAAGAGCGAGCGATATTCAGTCCTAAGCGGTACGCGGTTATAGAAGGCGCGACAAAGAGCGGCAAGACTGTCGCGTGCCTCAGTTGGCTAATCGAGCAGGCACTTCGAGGCAGAGACGGGCATTCTTACTGGTGGGTCGCACCTGTTTATCCGCAAGCGCGCATCGCTTTCCGGCGTCTTCGTCGCGGTCTCTCACAAGAGTTATATCAAGCGAACGAGTCAGAGTTGACCATCAGGCTTATCAACGGCGCCATCGTCGCGTTTAAGAGCGGGGAGAAACCGGACAATCTTTATGGTGAGGACGTTTATGCTTGCGTCATAGACGAGGCAACCCGCTTACGAGAAGAGGCGTGGCACGCTGTGCGCTCTACTATGACAGCGACACGCGGCCCAGTGCGTCTTATTGGTAACGTTAAAGGGCGCAAGAACTGGGCTTATATTCTCGCGAGACGCGCAGAAGCCGGCGAGCGGGACTGGCACTATGCAAAGCTGACAGCGTACGACGCAAGCGACGCAGGCGTCATCGACGCCGAAGAGATTGAGCAAGCGAAGTCGATGCTCCCTGAGAGCGTATTCAAAGAGTTATATCTTGCAGAGCCGAGCGACGACGGCGGCAACCCGTTTGGTCAGCGCGCCATTCTTGACTGTGTGGCGCCGCAGTCGAACAACGCCGCCGCTATCTTCGGAGTCGACTTGGCAAAGAGCGTCGATTATACAGTTGCAGTCGGGCTCGACATCGATGGCAGAGTCTCAGAGTTCGAGCGATTTCAAGCACCTTGGGAAGAAACTTGCCGTCGTCTTGCGTCTCGAATTGGGTTCTCTTCTGCGCTCGTCGACTCGACAGGGGTTGGAGACCCGATTGTCGAGCGATTGCAACGTGATTTGCCGAACGTTTCAGGCTTTCATTTCTCGGCATCTTCTAAGCAAAAGTTAATGGAAGGACTCGCGCTTGCGATACAGACTCAGAGCGTTAGTTATCCTGATGGGCCAATCGTGTCAGAACTCGACGCGTTCTCTTATGAATACACGCGCACCGGCGTTCGATACAGCGCGCCAGCTGGTCTACATGATGACTGTGTCATGGCTCTTGCTCTCGCCGTTCATGCACAGACGAACGTCGCAGGAGAAGGAGTATGGTGACCGAGAATAAAGAACTGCGTTGCTCTGACTGCGGGAAGCTCCTGGCTGAGAAGGCAGGGAAGGGAACTGTCATCGTTTGCAGTCGATGTAAAACAAGGAACGAAAAATGAAAATCTGCGTTATATGTAAGGGCGAGATATTGCCCGATGAAAATGGCTGGGACGGCGGTCATAATGCCATGCCGGTACGCAAAGGAAAATGCTGTAACGAATGCAACGACGGGCAAGTTACATTCTCGCGTCTTCTCGATTGCGGATTCACAGAATACGATTCAACGGTTTTAACTCTTCAATTAAAGCAGTTGCAATAACCGAATTCGGCTTTACTGCTTAGGCGTTTTCTTCTGTCATAACCGAAATCGGTATTAACACGTTCCACTTCTCATCGTCTTAATACCGATTCGGTTTTAAACCGAATCGGTATTAGCGTGTTCCACTTCTTATCTTGTTAAAGCCGAAAGCATCAAAACAGCCGCGGGTTTAACTCGTTCCATTTTTCGTCCTGCTAAAACCGAAATCGGTTTTAGCACTTAGGCATTTTGCTCTGTCAAACCCGAACTCGGCTTTGACACTCTGAAGTTTTCGACTCATCAAAACCGACAACATTTCTCAACTCGGTATTAACGTGTTCAAGTTTTGACAGCGACAAAGCCGAATCGGCTTTGTCTTGTTCCATTTTCTACCTTACGAAAACCGAAATCGGTATTGATTGACGTTGCTTTTGTAAGAATGTATTTTTAATTCCTAAGTGGTCGCGCCATGTACCCGAAAGGCAGGGGGTTCATGGCATTCTGGAACGTTTTTACAAAAGCGACTGACTCTGAGATTGCGGCATCTGTGCCGCTTGTCAACGACGCTTCTCAAGTGCAGTATCCCGTCGATAATTACAGCAACTTCGCTCAATGGGGTTATGGCAAGAACGAGATAGTCCACGCCTGCATTCGAGAACTCGCAGACGGTGCGGCATCGCCGCGATATTATCTCGGCATCGAGAACGAAGGCGGCATCGAAGAAATCGAAGACTCGCCTCTCGCGACTCTCATCAAGCGACCCAACCAGAACGAGGATTTCTATGCGTTCATTGAGCGTCTCGTCACGTTTCTGCAAGTCGCGGGAAATGTTTACATTCTCAAAGAGCGCGACAAAACGAATCAGATAATCAAACTCTGGTTATTGCGCCCAGACCGCGTCTCAATTATTCCCGAGGACCGCGGAAGCAACACATATAATTATGAGATAGACGGCAAAGAATATCGTCTTGCTCCTGAGGACATCGCTCATCTTGCGTTGCCTAACCCGAGCGGAGACGTTTACGGCTTATCGCCTCTCCATGTTCTTGCGAGAACTGTCAATCTTGACTTGAATATGGGTGATTTCGCCAAGATGTATTTCCAGAATGCGGGTGTCCCGTCAGGACTTCTCAAGATTAAGCGACGTTTAACATCTCAAGAGGAAGCCGACCGCATTCGCTCACGCTGGCGTTCAACGTTTGGCGGCTCGAACAATATGCACAAGGTCGCTGTCTTAGACGACGATGCTGAGTATCAGCAGATGGCGTCGTCTCCGAAAGACATGGCGCTTTCTGAACTGCACTACATGACAGAATCGCGAATCTGTGCAGTCTTCGGAGTGCCGCCGATTCTTATCAGTGCGAACGTGGGACTTGCCCGCTCTACTTTTGCGAACTATCGCGAGGCCCGTTTCTCGTTTCACAGTGAGACGCTCGAACCTCTCATCAAGCGTATTCTCAGATTCTTGAATCACTGTCTCGAATACGACTATGAAGGCGAGGGGCAGATATACGCAGACATGGCAGAGATGAGAGCGTTTCTCGACGACAGTGACTCTCAGAGCGCGAGAGCGTCGTCCTTATTCGCGGCAGGTATCATCACCCTGAACGAGGCAAGGCAACTCGTTGGAGAAGACGCCATGGATGACGGCAATATTCGTCGCGTTCCAATGAATATTATCGAATCGTCTCAAATAGAAGAGGCGCCGCCTGCTTTGCCTGAGGCGACTCCTGCAATAGAAGAATCATCAAGCTATGACGAGAAGGCCCGCGTCGCTCCCAGAGCGGCACAGCTACGCAGAACACTTCTCGAAGACAGAACGCAATTAACAGAACGGCTCCAATCTGATTTGGAGCGGTACTTTAAGCGAATAAAGAATCGCGTCGACGGCGTTATTGGTCGGTACTTAGAACGAAACACAGACGAACAAAAACAATTCCCTGTCTCGTTCTCGAATCTTTTGCCTAATACAGCCGAAAACGACCTGGGCGAGATTCTTTTCAAGAACTTCGAGAGAGTTACCAAGTCGACTTTCGCTCGCATCAACGCATCGGGTATGGCAGGCACTCTCGAATGGTCAGATAAGTTGCCGGCTGTGCGCGCTATAACGAGCCAGGCATCAGCGAGAGCAACGTTGATACACAACACGACGAACAAAGCGTTCCAGCGCACTGTGGCGACCGCTCTTGAACGCGGTTACTCTATTGAGCAACTGGCGCGAGGCGTACCCGCAGACAAGTTTCCGGGAATCAGAAGTGTCGCACTTGAAACAATCACGCGCTCTCGTTTGATTGCGAGAACTGAAGTGATGAGAACGCAGAATCTCTCGTCTCTCGGTCATTACAAAGAGCAAGGCTTCGAGTATATGCGCGCTGACGATGTAGACGGAGACCCTGACGACAATTATGTACCTGATGGAGACCCGTACGGACGCACTTGTGCAGAACGTCACGGGCAGATTTACCGCGCAGAGGATGCCGCTCTGATAGTCGACCATCCAAACGGCACTCTGAACTGGGAACCAATGCCGCGAAACTTCAAGCCCACGGAGGCTCTATGATTAACAAAGTCGCAGATATTGAAATCAGAAAAGTCGACAAAGCGCAGGGAATCATCGAAGCGTTTGTTAACACGATGAACGTTCGCGATTCGGATGGCGACGTTATCGAGCCAACTGCATTCGATAAATCGATTTCTAACAACTTGCCAATTCCTGTCTTGCTCGGACATGACCAGCATCAGATAGTGGGCAAAGTCTTCGATGCTCAGTCCGTCGAATCAGAAGACGGCGCGTTTCGACTGTACGCAAAGATGCAGATGAACATGGAAACAGACGCAGGGCGCGACGCATTCTCGAATGTAGCCGGAGAGTATGTGCGCGAATGGTCAGTCGGCTTTAATCTTCCTGATGGTGCTGTGTCAACAGAAGGAAGAGGCAAAGAG